TAATAAATGGGGTGCTAGTAATGAAAATACTTTAAAGAATTTAGAGTCAGGTATCAAAGAGTTTCAAGCTTGGAAAGCTAAAAAAGGTGTACCAAGAATAATAAGGTTAATTAATAAGTTAGGATAATTATGAGTAAAGAATATAAAGATATATTAGAAAAAACTTTATGGACATTTGTTGAAGCATTTATATCTGCATTAACAGTTGCTCCATTAGTTGGTGTAGACGCAGAAGCTTTACAGTTAGCTGCGTTATCAGGTGGTGCTGCAGCTTTAGTAGTTGTCAAAGAGTTTGCTAAAAAACAATTAGTTAAACCTGTTAAGAAAGTAAGTAAATAATGCCAGGACATTACCACAACAAACATGAAGTACCTTTACAAGCAAAAGATACTGAGAGTATTGAAGAAGCAGGTATGAACTATCAAAAACTTATGGCTCATCAAGTTAACGTAGCATTAGGTATTGAATCTGGTGTAGACATTATGAGTCATGGCAAGAGTGATGGTCAAGTATCTGTTAATACAATAGCTGACGCAGTAGCTGCTCCTAAAATAGATGAACGTAACGTATATACATTAGAGGATTTATAATGGATTCTAATGTTGGCATAGGTAAAATAGAACTTAATAAACGTATGGCACAACATAGAGCTTTGCGTGATAAAGCTTTAAATAAATCTAAACAAGCTGAAAAAGAAAAAGATATGTATCTTAAAGTTATAGGTCAACATGGTAGTAAATTAAGTCTTAATCAATCAGATGACTTATATAAATCAGCAGACCAAGCATATGTTAAAGCTAAATCACAAAGACAAAAGGCTTCTTTTTATAATCAAGGTTTAGTAAAACTTACTAATAAATTAGGAAAGTGAACTTTCTCTTTTAAGATATCCTTTTAATAAATCTCTATAAGCTGCTTTAGAACCAGAGTTTTGTCGCCCATCATAAACATCGTGATGCCATTTACATAGTATTGCAACATTGTTTATATCATACTTACGTTTCTTGTTACCGCCCATACCTATGCCTTGTATGTGTGCTAACTCTAACCATTTATTATCATTACAGTAAGCCCATTCACAACGACCTCCTGCACGTTTCATAGCTTCTTCTCTTATTGGTGATAAACTTTCCATCATACTTTATACATTGTATATTTTAATGTAATCTCCTCTCCTGCTTTAATGGTTCTTAATGGAAACAAATGGTTAACACCTTGACTAGGTGACTTGTCCATACGTATTAACTCACAGTTAGGTTCATCACTATGATTAATAAACCCACCTAATGGTGTTCTATATATAAACTCGTCACCATTTATAAATACATGTGTTATACCTAAAGATGTTTCTGTATCTTTAAGAACTTTATTAGTAAATAAACCTAACCCATCTATAGGTGACTCTTTAATAGTCATATAACTAGGCAGTGGTTTGTATGTCATTCTTCTTCTAAACGTTTGTAATCTTTAACATGAGCATCTTGTTGAAACTCTGTATCTAATTGTTCTAAATGCCAGTTATAATCTGCTACAAACTTATCCATAAGAAACCTTAATTTTTTCATATCAGGTTGCACATTAAATGTATCGCTGCCACATGCTTGATTAAACTGTGTAGCCCATACTTTTAAATACTTATGGTGTGTAAATATATTTATTTTATTTATGTCTAGTTTCGCCATTTATTCCTCTCCAAAATATTCGTCAAACATTTTCTGTTCACAAGATACACATCGTTCTGTGTATTTGTAATCTGATTTAAATTTTTTACGACAATTTTTACATCTAATATCATATGTATCTAAAACATTTTGGCCACGCCATATGTTCCAATTCTTAGATGTATGCGATTTATAATAATCATTCATTAATTAGTTTCCTCCATATACAAGTATCTGTTATTGTAATCTTTCCAACAGTGCTTGCTACTATTCCAATGATGCCATCCATCATTGTAGACTAACCAACTAGCTACAGCTGTAGATACTTTTGGATTAGTCCTATTACTTATTATATCAAGCTTAGATTTTAACCAAGCCCATGTATTGTCATTGAATTGCCAGAGGCCAACATCTGCAGTACCATTTGTGTTTACCCCTACTGCGTCAGGTTTTCCTGAACTCTCACAGTAAATTATATTTAGTGCCTGCAAGATGTCATCCTCTTTAAAGTAAGTGGATACCAGGTCTGTATAATGAACAACATACTCTACTTCTACTTTAGTAGTACGACATTCCTGGTATTCCACTAACGTGCTGGGTGTCAGTGCAATCGGAATCAAACACCCAACAATTACTTCTATCATTAGCTAATGGTAGCAGCTTTCTTAGTAGGTAATTTTGTACAATAGTAATGTACTAACCCACGTTTTTTACTAGGTAAGGTAGTAATTTCATAACCTTCTGCTCTAAGATTATGTATTATTCCACCAAACCTGTGGCAATGTAGTTCTGCCACAAACTCCCAATTACTAATTGGTTCATCATCTATGAACTCAGTTAATGCCCAAGCAACTAACTGTGTTTTAGATTTAATAAAAGCAGGTATTTCTCTGCCTCTAAAGTATTCAGGTATCATTAGTTAATACCCCACTCTGCAGGTATATCAGAGTTATCTAGCCACCATGACTTACGCCACTTACCACTATGTCCTCCGCATTTTGCAGGGTCATTTGTGCTACATGTAAAGTCAGGACTTTTATCTGACCTTTTAGAGTTACGGTTATCGTATACCATCTCTCCACAATATGGACACTTTAAGTCATCTCTATACTTATTTTGTTGTTCCATTTTATCTACTATTCCTCCTATCATTCCACCAGAATCTTGTAATCCTGGTGTGATATCTTCTGACTCTATACCAACTGCTGCTAATTTTTCTTGCACTGATAAGTTATCAAACTCATCTTGTGTATATTCAACAGGCATATCAGCAAGTCTTTCAATCATATCGAAATACTTACTAAGTTGTTCATCTGACCATGTTGTTTTATCAGCAGGAAACTTCATAGTAACTGCGTATTGATTAGCAGTACCTATGATTTTGTTTAGAGTTTCTTTATTTTGTACTGATGCAGTCATAGACTGTATAGTCTGTGCTATAAATTCTAAGTCTTGCATTAGAATGGTGCTTCATCTGGTGTTACTGGTGTAGTATCTACTTTGACATCTTGTGAAACTATACTGTCCATAATGTCATTCATGCGTTGAATATCTTCCTTAGTAGGTTTGTTTTCTTTCTTACGCATATCTACTTTAGTAACTTCTACCATAGCATCTTTATCAGCCATCTCTTGTGTATAGCCATCAGGTGCTATAGATGTAGCTTCTTCTTCTGATTGTACTGAACCTGACCATAGCTCTACGCCTAGACCAAATCGCATACATGCACGTTTAAATGCATCAGACTCTGCATCTTTTAAGTTAGTACCATCATTGAACTTAGCATTGCCTAGCTTAAATGTATCAACGTCACCGAAGCCATCATAGCTACCCATACCATCAATTGTTATAGTACCTTTAGCACCGACAATACGTTTTTCACCATTGTATGTACCATATACAGGTTCGCATTGCCATGTGTATTTAACTCCACTGTCCCTTAAACGCTCAACGTAGTGTGCGTGTGGAACGTAATCACCAAACTTACCAGCTGGTGCTTTTCTAACTATCTCCTGTGGAAATGGGGATAGTAAGTCAACGTTATTAGTCATAACATTCCCTTCTGTATTTGTTTTTTTCTCATAAAGAGAAAAACAAATACTTCTATTCTTTATCTAAGTCTAATAAACTTCGCAAGTTATGTACCCCTTTTTCTATGGGTACAAGCTTGCACTCGCCATTTATGTTGGTCAGAATAAAGTATGGCTTATCACCTAAACCACTGTACTCTATACCTGTTAATTCCCAACTAGACTTAGTGTCTATGTTTGTCATAGTATTCATTATAGTCACTTATGTGACAACTTTACAAGGTATTCTGCAGTTACTCCATGATTAGGTTTAGCAAATAATAACCATTGACATGGTCTTCCCATACTTGCTAATTGTTCTAATGCATATGTATTGTAACTTTCAGTACTACCATTTACCCACAATCTTATGTCATTAACATACATAGTTGTAGGTGTATGCCAGTGTCCTGCAATAGCATAATCAAAGTCAGGCATTAAGCCACGACTAGCTAATGCTTTCCAACCTAATAGCTTTTTACCAAAACCATACCATGGGAAACCACTGTGTCCTCTAACATTATCGCCATGCCATACAAAGAATTTACATCCCTTACCCAAGTCAGCAATATCAAACCAATGATTATCACCCTCAGAATCAGGAATAATAAATTGTATTCGTTTATCTTTTTCATATACCATATCCATTATCTTTCCAAGCATTCTATCTGCATTAGAATCTGGATGATAATCTTTTCTTGCACGTCCACCTAGTGAACCATGATTACCTATTACCCAATGTACTTCTACTTCTTGGAAGTTCGCCAATAATGTATCAAAGAATTTGGTAAGTATTCTAGGACCATCTATTGTTACTTGATTGTACAAACTTGCATCAATCAAATGTGTTTGACCTGGGAATATAAGCTCACCTTCTACGATATCACCTGCAGCTAAAACTACGCATTTATTAACTGGATGTGCAGAACGTTGAACATTTGTCAATTCAACTATCTTATTTGCATATTCAATTACACGTTCTTCAGCTACAGCTGTGTTATAATCTGGCGTTACTTTCGCCAATTGTACATCTGAGAGTACAGCTACAGCTACTTCTTCGTTCTTATTACGTTTATGTAATTTAGGTTTAGGGATATTTGGTTTGTCCCATGTACGAAGGTTAGTAGATACAGCTTGATAAACTGCTTCAATCATATCAGCTTTTTTATTCTTAGCTTTTTCTAATGACTTAAGTAGTTTAAGGTTATCAGCTTTGAGTTCTTGAACTAATTTAGATTCAGCTTCTATAAATAGCTTATCAATATCTTTATCACTCATATTGTGAACCAAGATTCGCCAAGTTTTCAAAGTGATTACGCACTGCACTCTCACTTATTTTGATACCATATTGTTCTTTCAATAATCTTGAAACAACATATGGTTTTATGTTGCGTCCTGACTTAACACGTTCTTCGCAGCCATGCCAAAAAGGTTCAGCTTCTTCAGTTATCCTGTCAAGTATTGGACTTCTTTTACCATTTTCTGCTTCGTAAAGCATATCATCTATATTCATACTATTCATTATACTTTCATTGATATTTAGTCAAACTTTATATAAAAAAAATAGCGTAATGGTGTTCACTATAGGGATTGACTTGCACAAGATGTGCGAAAAACCTCGTCCGGAGTTCTCCTCCGACTCTATTCCATTACTTGATAAGGGTTACGTGGAAAGGAACACGTCACTATTGCTAGTACCTTACCTGCTATTTAGTTTAGCACGCTTAGTTTTAATGCGTGTTCTTTTACTTCTTCTACGTCTTTTAAGTTAATTATCTGTCCTTTACGACATGTATCTATACAATCTTTAAGTAGATTGTAACCAACACTACTATCGTTTTTACCAAAGACTTTCATATCACTAACCCATATACGTCTTGCTGGTTGTTCAGCTAGCCAGCGTAATGCTGGACCATCTATAACATTACCTCTACCAGAATGTATACTTAGGTAATCATCATCAACACGTAGTCCATTCTTAGCAATAATGCGTAAGTCACCGTAGTCACCACTACCATTGTACATAGCAATGTTAACTGCAGGTAATATCATCATAATATCTAAGATATCTTTACCACTAAATCGCATTGAACCAGAAGCATCAATCAATATTGTGCCACCTTTGACACGTTGTCTTTGCTTGAATATCTTCTTGTCAATACAATATCTGTTAATGTATTTAGGATTGTAACCGTAATCTTGTGGTCTATATTCTCTACCATTTTTTAATCTAGCTTGTAAATTAACTGTTAATGGCGGCTCATGCATTCTCATTTCACCCCACTGACCCATGCTAGAAGTAGTATAATATTGCATATCCTTCATTAGTTCACGTTTCATACGTTGTTCTAAGTCTTTAGCAGAACCAATACCACCTGATTCCTGTTCAGATTTATCAGAACCTTTGCCATCACCTTCACCTTGACCTTTTTTAGGCATAGGTTTAAATACATATTTTTCATCTGGACGTTCATCCATTTCTAATAGTATTGACAAAAGTTTTGCTTGTCTTTTTACAGCAGCAAACGTAGGTAAATCAGCTCGTCTATCATCTATAAGCTTTCTCATAAACTTATATACTTGACTATAAACAAATTGATATTCCATACGTCTTGCCTCAGTAAAACGCATATCATCTGCACAGTTATTAAGTACACTTAAGTACCATTGTGCTCTACCAGTTAAATTAGCACTCGTAGAGTAATATGCACGTGGATGTTTTGTATCAATCCATGTAACTAAATTAAGAAAACAAGTAATAAGTTCTGAAATAGAACCTTTGTAGATTGTATTAAGTACTTGCATATCTGTAAACTCTTGGCATACATAAGGGTCTGTTATACCTCTACCTGAATAACCAAGTAGCCAATCAATACGCATACGTTCTAGTATTTCTACAGCTTCTTGTCTTACATCTGGACCAAATTTACCTAATGTTTTAGGTGACCATTTAGCACGACCTAACTGATGTCTACGTATCATACGACTGTGATTAACACCACATGCTTCGCATTCTCTGTCAAGTGGTACAACCATTTTGTTGTTAACATTATCAGTACGTGGTACTGAATTAAGTTCAGTTGTACCATAAACAGTCCAGTCTTCACCAGTTACAATTTCTGGATATGGATAAGCTTTAGTCATTAGCTTTAGCTAGTAGTATTGCGTCAATAATCTCCTCAGATTTATCAGCAAATATAAGTTTAGCTGCAACTTCTTGACTGAAGTCTTGGTCTTTAAGCATGAAAAATTCTTTCCATGCACGTATAGATACACGTTGTTCTGGGTCATCAACTAACGTAGTTTCGTTGATAACTTTATGCCATTCAGTAGGAAATACAGCCAAAGCTTTTGGATGTATTGTATCCATATTAATCTTTACTGGGAATCTATCTTTGAGTGCCAAAGGTAAACTCTCAGGTGGACTATTAGTTGTTGCGATAACCTGGAAACCATCTGCTGGTCTAACAGTTTCTCTCTTATCATTGTTAAGAGTAATACCTGCTATTTCTGGGTCATCTAAAATTGCATGCAGAAAAGTCATAGCGTCTGGTGATGCGTGGTCAATCTCATTGATTACCAATCTACCGCCATGTCGCCATGCCTGTATAGCGATACCGTCATGCCATTGAAAGCCACCATCTTTACTTGGTTTATAAAAGCCTTCTAAATTAGCAGAAGCAGTATCTTCTGTCATTGTAATTTGAAACACATTTGGTTCGCCAAACGCATTTATAGGTTGATTTTGCTTTACAGCACTATATGTTTTACCAGTACCTGGTGGCCCATATAGTAATATTCTATTTGATACACTTATTACATTGTCAAGTAATTCCCAACAATTCATTTTGTACCTTCCTTTCCTTCGTCTATATCTTTTAAGAACTCCTCAGCTTGGTCACCCAAGTGAGAAGCATGTTCCATTACATCATTCAATGTGATATCGTTCATACGTTGAGCTTTATCATACTGAACAACTTGTATTGCAGATGCTGGATGCATTAGCCAGCTGCTAAATACACCATTATCTATAGCTTGCTGCCTAAGATTATCTATCTCATCTTTAGTAAATATTTTCTTACCTACTAATGATGGATGAGTATTAATATAATCTGTCATCATTTCTGCTTTGTTTACCATATCAATAGTTGTAGCCATAGTTACAGCTTGTACTATATCCTTAGCTTTTAGCATTACACGAACAGTTCTAACATCATCATTATCATGTTCACCTGGCATATCTAAGTATGTTAAGGTAACCATAAACTCAATGTCATCTTGTTCTTTTACTTCTAAGTAATCGCCTGATGGCATATATCTCCTTTCTATTTTTATAGTATGTAAGCCTTTGGCTCATAAAGAGAAAGGCTTACACACATTAGTCGCCAGTTATGCAGAGTAGACTGGGCATGAATACACATAACTAGCTTTGCATCTATGAATTGTAGTTGTAGATATTTACATAGTTTCTAAAACATTCATAGATAGCTTGTAACACACAACTTAGACACTCGCCACCATGGGTTCTTATTGTCTGTTAGCCGATAAATCGAACTGCAAGTGTTATGTGCTACAAGCTACCTACATTTTGGTCTAGTGGCTAGTAAGGGGAAACAAACTAGCAATGTAAGTAGCTCTGCGTTTCAATCACAGGGTTGCTGCATTGACTTTAATCGTGGTCACCACAATCACATTGCATATCTGGTGTAATTTTGCTAGCTAAAGCTAACAAAGCAACTTCCATTTCATGTCGGTTGCACCATATCTGCACGTGTTCCATATCATTAGTTAATCCTACTGATATATCTTGCCATTCCATTGGGCTATAGTGTGGTGGTTTAGATTGTAAACATTCACCGCAATGACCATATTGTACTATTAAGTTTTCTTTATATGGCATTGTCTATACTGCTTCTCATATCCTGCATATTATTTCTATATTCATTAAACAATTCTTCTGCATTTTCTATTGGATATGTGTCTGATTTAACTTCTTCTTCAAACTCTATGTCATATGTATTTATCATAGTTAAATTAAACTTAGTACATATGTCATGCAATAAAATAAATGGTTGTCCCCATGCACTTTCAAACCAAAAGTGTAACGTTCTAGTATTACCATTAACTTCGTCATCTATTAGTTGAGTATCCATGTCACCCCATTTAGTACCCCAGTAGTCATACTGCCAACTAACTGGTTCATATGTACCATACTTTTCTATGAGTTCATCTTTAACCATATCAAGCATAGGTCGTACACCATCTTCATCTTCATACCATACGTTGTATCTAACACCATCAATAGTTCTAGCACCTTGACATAAGTTAACTAGCTCTTTAGGCATAGGATTACATTCAGCAAGTCTGTAATAGTACTCACCATTATCATTTTTCTTTGTAATAGTATTTAAAAATTTAGTAATATCTTCTGTATTACCTGTAATTTCAACGCTATTTCTACATATATTAGGCATTATTCTTCCTCTCTAAGTTCTTTAATCATCTCATTAATTTCTTGCATTTCTAATTTAACAGCATCAGATACATTATTATCTGGGTCAAATACAAAATTAGTAAATCCTTCAAGGACTTCTTGTTTAGATAATAAAGTTGCAATAACTTTAGCTTGAAATGATTGATTGTTATTACCCATTTCTTCAATTAATAACATTTGTACATCTGCTAATAATGATATCTTTTTAGATAAACCATCTACTCTAGCTAATAATTTTTCCATAGTTATTCTTCCTCTTTTTTATTTTTAGTTACAGCTTTATCAATTTGATATTCAATAGCTTCATTAAGCATTGCACACCAACCCTTGACTTTATCATCAAGTCCTGAGTAATTGTTAGCCGCATTATGTGTATCTGCTAGTGCCCATTTAATAACAGTACGTAACTGTGCATTAGTTAGATTATCTAGCTTGTCATCAATATCCATATGTTCCCTTTCTTATTATTAATAGTAAGTTCTTTTCTATTTTTCGTAAAGAAAAAGAAAAGAACGCCAAGTATTCATTTAGATAACGTTACATTTAAAACAAAGTTCATCTTCTTCTAATGGATACTCTGTGTATTCTAAACATTTGTAACATTGTGGGTAAGGTTGTCCAGTTGGGCTACTCATTTTAAATCGTAATCCAATTCAAATCTTACCTGTATTCTATCCTTAATTGTACGTTCATTTTCTTTCCAATATATATAGCTTGGATACATTGGATGTTCTTTAACGTTTTGCATTATCTAATCTCCTTATTCTTTCTTTGATTACATCATCATTACATTTGTCACAAACTCTACCTTTATATAATGGACTACCATTGTGTCCATATTCAAATTTATTAAGACACCAATAGTTACTACATTTAATCATTGTAACTAACTGCACTAATGTCTAATTTAAATTGTGGTGGTAGATTTTCTAAGTGTGTTTCCGCCATACGTATAGCTTGGTCTTCACTTGATGCTGTGTATGTACGTTCACCTGTAAAATATATTTTATATTTCTTAGTCATTGTCTACTACTACTACCTTTCTAATTGTATTTTTACCTTCGGCATAAGCTTTCATATGAAGCTGTGCTTCACGATATGAATAACCTCTGCGTAAACATTCCCATAATTGTTGAATAATTTCTTCATGTTCCATTATTCCTCCTCCATAATTATTTTATGTTCGTTTTCCATCCATTCCCAATCGGTAACAGAGTTAACTGCGTAAGTATAATCATCCATTATTCTTCCTCCATTTCATTTATCCAATCTTTTAGATACATATTTTCTACAACGCTAACAGCATCATCCCAATCTTTTGCATCAAACCTTACAACTATTTTATAAGTAGGCATTATTCCTCCTCCATATATGGTTCGCCAATAGTTTTAATAGCAGTTAAAAAATACGCCTGTTGTTCTGGTGTTAATAAGTCAAACGCTACGTCTATTTGTCTACGTAATACTTTTATAATTGCTATTAATTTTTTAATATCTGCAATCATTATTCCTCCATTTGACTTTGATGATTTAGAATTCTATTCCATTCATCTTGGGTTACACCAGTTAAAGCAACCTTTAATCCTTTAAATAAATCCATTAATTCTGGGAAATATATATCATCTAAAGTTTCGCTACCTTTTTCATTAGTCCAAAATGTAACCGCAAAGGTATCAAACCATGTATGTATAACTGTTACTTCCATGTCGTCACCTTGGTAGTTTTTAAACGCAAGTTTTAATCCACCTCTTTCATTATTTTCGCCTTCGGTTAGTTCCTCAACTTTTACATTTGTAAAGTCAAAGTTAACTTCCTCTGCATATGCTTTGATAGCATCTGCACTGTCTGTGTATTGTCGCATTTTATTCCTTTCTATCGTGTCTAGCCAACTTAATATGTTTTACTTTATTCCGTGCGGAAGCTAGACTATTGGTATAATATACCCAGCAGTCCATAGAATAATCTATAGACTGCAAGCTATACACCGTATTTGTTATACAGATACAGTATCTTCTACCGGTGCAGTAGTTGATACAGTTCCTTTCGTATCTGTAGTATTGTTATCTGCAGTAACTTCCTTCTTTACATAGTCTGCAGACTTCCTATGTAATTCTCTTACGCAATTAATGTGTAAATAAAATGGTATCTTTTCTAAGTTACCATCAATAGGGACAGATGCCCAAGTTCTATCACGCCATGCTTCAATTGGTGTATGACATACACCGCAATCAACTGGCACATATTCTTTATTCATATATTTCCTTTCTTTATATATATAAAGTCTTTCTTTACTTTCCCTAAAGAAAGAAAGAAAGACACAAATTTTTCCATAATAATTAAAGATACGCCAATAATTAAGTGGTCGAAATGTCCATGACTTAATTCCATTTGGATGAATGCCAACATATTCATGTCGGCACTCATCATATTGTGCGTAACTTTAGAATGGGCTTTCATCAAATGCATAGTCATCAACTACTTTTATACCCAATGCTTTGGTATCACTTTCGGCTAATCCATTAGCTTGATTATCATACCAATCTTGTATGCCTTGTAGTAAGGCACGTTCAACTGTACTCATAGTATCGGCATTAACATATTTACCAATTTCTGCCAATGCTTCGTTTAATTTTTCAACGTTTACGTAATTCATAATTTCCTTTCTTAAAATAACGTATCTTGTTTATTTAGTTTCTTTTGATATGTCCAGGATAACTTGTGAAAATGCCATACATTTTCGCCTAAGTTATCTATCTTACCTCCACATGTCTTGTGCAAGTATGCTGGAATAGATATACCTTTGCTATGCAAATGTATTTGATATCTGTCATTATCTGCGACTTCGTCTTGACAATAACCGCAGTATACAGTATTAATTCGGCCTTTCATGTAGTAACCAGTCCTTCCTAATGAGAAAGGAAGTGTCGGTTATGAACCGACAACTTCCTTGGCTGCATTGAATTCCTTCCAATAACAATCTCTGTGAATTGCTAAAGCGTAGGTTTTCGGCATACCTTTCTCATCTTTCTTGTATGTTTTGTTAGCAGTGTCCCATGATAAATCATGAACTCTACTACCTTTGCTTGCGAATGCTTCACCGCACAATATACAATTAATCATTATCTCTCACTGTCCTTTCTGTCTTTAAGAGAAACTCATAAAGAGTTTCTTAAAGACGTTAGAAAGGCGTGAGAGTAAGATTAATATATTGTGTCGGAAGCATTAAGCAAAGAGTAGAGTTAGATTTATCGGACACCTAACAACATACAAAAGATGAAAGGTAGCCGACTGTGCAAGCACAGAGATTGAATTAGGTAGTGAAATATCTAGTTTATATTACCATTTCATTATAGGGATAGGGTATGATATTTCACTAAAGAATACCCTGTATTCTTGTCATACTGTAGTAAATAGGTTACAGATTTCCATACTCTAGATTAAATCTAAAGTATAGTGTTCGGAAATCTGTAATCCTATATACAGTATGACTACCTAATGTCAATCTAAGGTGTTCTATAATATAACGTAAGGTCTAAAAAATATGTTGGTAATCTTTCGTACAGATAAAAGCCTTATAGTAGTTGCCTTTCTGGGCAGGAGCGGGCATTGTATGTACCAGTCCTGACTAAACCTTTTTTAGTGTTCTTGGGTACTGCCTTTGTCTTTCTAGTGTACAGTTTTACCTGTGAGCAGCTTTTGATGTCCCGGTCACCGCTTTACCTGTTACAAAATACTAGGGTTTAGTGTTTGTATTTAATGGAACTATAGCATATAATTCTCACTATACAAACATCTATGGAAAGTTAGTTAATAGTGTCAAAGAATGTAATCTGTATAGCAGAAGGTTGTCGTAAAAAATTACGAGGTAGACAAACAAAATTCTGCTCAGGAACGTGCCAGAAGCGTCAATTTGCACGTGACAAGCGACATAATGACAAAGTGGACACGAAGCCCATTAATAAAGAGTATAATGCTGATACAGGCGATTATGCTTCTGTACGCAGAGGACAGTATTACCGAGCTTTCGTAAGCGAAGGTATAGCCGAAGAAGTTGCAACTGGCGATATGACAGTAGCAAACGCAGCTTCCCTCCTTGGCTGCACCCCAGCTACTGTCAGTCGCATGCTCGCTGCCTACAAGATTGATAGTAGAAACGAAATAGCAGCAGAAGATTGGGAACTATCAGCCGAAGCAGAAGCTGCATTAGAAAATTTTTCGAACTTCCGACACAAGTATTTCCGCACGGAGCTTGGCAAACACTATGACACCGCAGATTTTCACACTAACTGGATTAATAACATTATTGATTCTATAGAACACGGTAAAGAATTATTAATACTGTCACCCCCACGACATGGAAAAACAGAGTTATTAATACACTTTGCTGTATATCAGATATGCAAAAACCCTAACGTACGTATTATGTGGGTAGGTGGTAACGAAGACATAGCTAAAAATGCATTATCTGCTGTACTTGATGTACTAGATACTAATGAAGAACTTAGAGAAGATTTCTGTCCACCTGGTCAATCATTTAAACCAGATAACAGGTCAGGTAAAAACTGGTCACAAAACCAATTTACTGTAGGTACTAGAACAGTTGCAGGTATTAAATCACCTACTATGGTTGCTGTAGGTAAGGGTGGTAAAATTCTATCACGTGACTGTGACATAATTATTGCAGACGACATTGAAGACCACCAAACTACTATGCAACCTGGTGCTAGAGAAAGTACAAGACAATGGTGGACAACTACATTATCAAGTCGTAAAGAGGAACACACTGCTGTTGTTGTTATTGGCTCACGTCAGCATCCTGATGATTTATATAATCACTTACTTGAATCAGATAACTTTACAAGCATTGTAGAAACTGCACATAGTTTAGAATGTCAATTACCAGAACATTTAGAAGAAGAACATACTGATTGTATGTTATGGCCAGGTAAAAGAACTTACAAATGGTTAATGTCACGATTACACTCTGCTGAATCTACAGGTGGTAGACAAACATTTGAAATGGTTTATTTTAATCAAGCATATGTAGAAGGTACACAAATCTTTACTATGAATATTATTGACCAATGTATGCGACCTGACTTAGTACTAGGACAGGTATATAAAAATTTATATTTAGTTGCTGGACTAGACCCTGCATCAAGTGGCTACCAAGCATCGGTATTGTGGGGTATAGACCAGTACAGAGGTGAGTTGTATTTAGTTGATTTAGAAAACAGACGTGGTGGTGGTATTAGAGCTGCGTTAGACCAAATGGCAATATGGTTACACGAGTACGATTGTAGACATTGGATAGTAGAAGAAAACGGATTTCAATCTGCTATACGACAAGATGCTGCAATAAAAGAATTTACATTACGTACTGGTATAACTGTACAAGGTCATTTAACAGGTAAAAATAAACATGACCCATTGTATGGTGTTGGTGCTATGGCAGATTTGTTTGAAGATAAAAGAATACACTTACCTGTTGGTGATGGAGAATCTAACGCTAAAGTACAGAAATACAGACAACAACTGTTATACTTTGATGGAAAACCTGTTTCTAAACGAAACAAAGAGAAAACTGACATAGTTATGGCTAGTTGGTTTCCAATGAAAGTTTTTAGGCGTATGCAAAAAGAGCATACTGCAAACATAGGATTAGATTATAATCCTAGTTATGGAGATTATAAGATGACGGAGATAAACGAAGCACCATGGGCATAGAAAATTTAGATGTTAAAACTTATGACGAGATAGTTAGAAACGCTGCTGAACTTACATCTGGTAAGTTAGTACAAGAAAGACAAGTACAAAAAGCTAGAGTAAAAGCTATTCTTAACGGTGGTGCAGATGGTATTAAAGCATTACTAGGCAATACAATGGAAACATCTGATGCTGATTTATTACCAGCACCTAACATGTTGCAATCTGGTATTGACCGACTAGCACAAAAGATTTCAGGTATACCACAAGTTAGAGTTGATGTACCTAATGAAAATGATTCTACTAGAGCTAAAATGCGTGCAGAAAAATTAGAACGTATTGTAACTAACTATGATGATAAACAAAATTTATTAAGTCAATTACAACAAGCATCAAGATGGTTACCTGGTTATGGTTATTGTGCTTGGGTTATTACAACTAAACGTGATACTAATGGTTTCTTTTATCCTAGTGCAGAACTACGTGACCCTTATGATACTTTTGTAGGTAACTTAGGTCCTGACCAACAACCAAGAGAAATGGCTGTTATTAGACGTGTACCTAGATATAAACTTGCACAAATTTATCCAGAGTTTGCAGAACAAATTTTAAAACAAGATGAAGATGCTGAAGAAGCACAAGATAATGCTACACCATTTTTGTCTTATGAAAATAACAGAGAACAAGCTTGGGAAGATAATACATACTCTGGTGTAAGAATTATTGAATACTATGACATGGGAGGTACATACATTGTATTCCCAGAACGTAATATGATTTTAGATTTTATACCTAACGTATTATCTACTCCACCATTTGTATTTATGAAACGTGTATCTTTTGACCAGCTTAAAGGACAATATGACCACGTAATAGGTTTGATGGCAATGATGGCAAAGATAAACATTATGTCAGCAATAGCTATGGAAGATAGCGTATTTACAGAAACTAACATATCAGGAGAGATAGAATCCGGACAATATAGAAAAGGCAGATTTGCGGTTAATTATCTAGCTCCTGGTACACAAGTTTCTAAACCAATGAACAATATGCCATATCAATTGTTTCAACAAATAGATAGATTGGAAAGACAATTGCGTATGGTAGGTGGTTATCCTGTAACAGACGATAGCCAATCTCCTAATAGCTTTGTTACTGGTGCTGGATTATCTGAACTTAACAGCACTATGTCACTTATGATTTCCGAATATAGAGATATTATTAAAGCAGCTATGGTAGAAATGGATGCTAAAAGATTAGAGATGGATGTAATACTATCTTACTCACAAGGCATATCTAAAAAACCTATGGCTGGTTTTCTTAATGGTGCAGCTTTTAGTGAAAATTATAACGTATTACAAGATATTGGTGGTGACTTTAAAACTAGACGTATCTATGGTGTTATGGCTGGTTTTGATGAACCACAAAAAATTGTAACTGGATTGCAATTGTTACAAGCAGGTGTTATAGACGTAGAAACATTACAAGATAATATTGATGGTTTAGAAAACATAGCAAAAGTACAAGAACGTATACGTAAAAACAAAGCTGAACAAGTATTGTTTGATTCTATACTAGCTAGGTCTGCACAAGGTGACCCTGCAGCTACAATGGCTGCTATAGCTATTTATGAGTATCCATCTGCAATAACAGAGATTATGAAACAGTTTTATACACCACAAGAACCTCAAATGACACCTGAACAAGAAATGATGATACAACAACAAATGATGCAACAACAAATGATGGGTGGACAACCTTCAATAGCAGGTGCTTTAGGTGGTGCATAATGGACGAATATTATGAAGATACTTTTTGGGAAACTATATACAATGAATATGGTGTTGTTGATGAAATTGATATTATGGGTGATGGTGTTAAACAAATTATATATCCAGCACCAGGTATTATAATTTTATTGACAGGAGAGTTTTATGGCGAAAAATAGACGAGGTGGATACAGACAACCTAAAAAACCTGCTCCAGTAGCTACACAAGATAGAAATAGAACTGATGGTGGTGCAGGTAGTACTAAACAACCATTAAGAGATATGCCTGGTTTACCTTATGGTCAACAACAACAATTGTTACAACAGCAACAAGCTGCTCCCCTACCAGCACAAAGACCTATGCAAATTGATATGAACCCTCCAAAAGAGGAAGTTGCACGTCCAAATGTGTTTGCACCTACAGAAAGACCAGGGGAGTCACCTACTGCAGGTTCACCATTAGGAGATGGTTATACTCCACAAGTAAATATTGATGATATGGACTTAACACTAATGGCAATGTATGAAGTTAGTAAATCTCCTATTATTTTAGATTTAATAAATAGAAGGTCCTAATGTACCATGATTGGGTAGATGAGAAGAATTACTTTCTTCAAAAAGAAAAAGAAAAAAGAATATATAATCAAAAGGTAGAATTTTTTAGAGAAAACCTAGGTGAAGTTGCTAGGTTTGAAGAATTAGTATCTACTCACGAATCATTACCTCTTAGAGAAACTTTTGATGCATATAACGCAAGAATACCTATAGGTTCACAAACTTTATTTGATATTGAAGATGAAATAGCTGATGAGTATTTAAAAAAACAAACAGAACTATATCAAGAAATATACGATAAATATACTCCAGAAGATTTAGAAAGACACATGGGTCTTAATTTAACTGATTTTTTTACTGGTGGTTTTGCTCCTGGTGGTACTAAACCTGGAGATGTTCAATATGGTGTGTGGGCTATGTTAGGTTTAGAGTGGGTATGGCAAACATTTGGACCATCTGGAAAAATAAATCTTGCTGGTATAGCAGGAAATGTTTTTGCAAGAGGAGAACCATATCAAAAAGGTAGATTATTAGAATATCGTTCTGCTTTATCTAAAGCAGATGAGTTGATGCAAAATGGTATGTCACTTGCTGAAGCACAAGATACACAATTTATTGATATTAGTAGAAGTGAAGTTCCTGGTTTAGGTGTAGACCAAGGATTTTTTGGTGAAGCTAAAAAAGAATTACTTATAGCACAAGAAGCTTGGTTAAAATCTGGTGAAACACGATTAGGTGCGTTATGGAATGCTGTAGCACGTAATGGTGTTTTGTCTAAAGAACACGATATATTTGGTATGAAAATAGGTAAAGTTGATAAACCTGTAAACTTTGATAGAGATGCACTAGCAATGTTTAGACCTGTAATAGCAGAAGATACTGCTATGTATGCAGATTTAATAGAACGACAATTATCACCAGAAAAAGCAAAAGAAATAGTTTATAACACTATTGGTAAACCTTTAGTAGCTCCTGATAAAGATGGTGAAATATTTTATACATCTCTTAATAGACCAAACTCAGTTAATTTTTATGCAGGTAGATTTACTAGAAACAGATTATTTGTTGCCGATAGTCCTGGTAGACATCAAGCATGGGAAAAAGATAATATTCTTTTAGAATATTCACCAGGTAAATTGTATGCATCAGAAATATATATACCTGGTTCTAAAGAATTTGCATTTGCTTCTGGTGCTATTGACATAGTACATCAAGTACCTGAATTGTTTTTTGGTGGTGTATTTAAAAAAGGTGCAAAAATATTAGGTGCTTGGAATGATTTAAATAGAGCAAGTAAATTATTAGACACAGGTTCATTAGTCAAAAATGGTAAACGTATTAGTTTAGATAAAAATAAAATTATAGAAAATACATATAATTTACTTGGTAAAGATTTAGCTGAAGAATCTACACAAAATTACAGTAGACTTGCAAGAATATTTAATGGTAATCAAATATTATCTGAAGCTAGACAAGTACGTTCTGCTATTAAAGAAGCTAAAACACAAAGAAACAGAGCATTAATTTTTGGTAGGTCAAATAAAATATTTAATCCTGGTATGGATGAAGTATTAGAAAGTCCTGTATGGCAAAACATGTATACATTAATTGCATCTACACCATTAGAAAAAATAAGTTCTATTAGTAAAATGCCTTTGTTTAGACAATTCCACCCAGATATTCTTTCTGATATGTTAAAGATGGATGACCCTATGAAAGTTAAAGCATTAATAAAAGATTATGCAACTAATGGTCGTAAAGTATCTGATACTAAAGCTACATTAGGTGGAAAAAATGTTATAGAAACTAATTACATTGATAGATTAGAAGATATATCAGATGTAGGACAATCTGGAATTATTAATGCTGTTAGAAGATATGCAGCTGACCAAGCAGATAAATTACAAAGCAGTAAAAAACTACGTGACAGAATAATTGCTAAACCTTTAGATTTTATAGGTGATAGTGATTCAGCTATTAGAAGTTTAGGAAGTTATATAGGTCAAGGTGTTAGAGGTATTGGTAATACTAAAAATGCAGTTTTTGGTGGTTTACTTGGTAAAAAAGTTAAATCAGTAAAAGCTGGAACTTTAGATAGCATACCAGTTAATACAAGTGATGAAGTTCCATTACTTAAAGCTAAGTTTAGAGAATTGTTTACTGATTATGGTGATTATGAAATACAAAAATATTTACGTTTTGGTGGTGCTTATAGAAGTTTTGATGAACCATACTTTAGAAATCTATTAAGTATTGTACCTGATGCTGGATTACCTTTGTACAACAAAGCAAAAGCATGGCGACAACTTGTATCACATTTAGAAATTAACAGTGGTTTAAGAAATGAATTAGAACAAAGTACTGTAATGATGAACTTTTTAGAATTAGATTTTTCTAATAAACAATCTGTTAGACAATTTGCTAGACAATTAGCAGATGATGATGCTAAAAGAGTAGCTAATATTGTTGGTGATGAAGTAGCTTCTCCACTTAAAAAATGGGTATCAGATAAATTTGGTGCATTAGATAGGTCTGTTGTATATTCACAATCAAGAATGGGTACAACATTACCTAACCCTGGTAATAAGTTTCAAGTATTTAAAGCTAATTTACAAGGTAAGTTTTATAACGTTCCTATTGCAAATGCTTTTTTATATTCACAAATGGTTGATAATTATGCACCATTAATACCTTATCAATACATAAATAGAACAATAGGCGGTGTTTGGAAACAAATGCCTAGCCCTACTGCTAATCCAATTATTGGTCAAATAGGAAGTGACATTAAAGCATTTGGTCAATATTTAGCTAACTGGGGTGATGACGCATATAAAAATCCATATTTTGGAAAAGGTATTATTCCTAGAAAAAATTTAGAAGAAGATGTACTAACAAGAGCTATGGACTTTTATACAAGAAAAGTATTTAAACCTTTGGTGTTATTTAGGTTTGCATTTTTAACACGTGTGTTTATGGAAGAACAAGCACGTATGTTTATGGCTGGATTAAAAGGTAATGTATATACACATCCATTTCATTACATTCAATGGTTATCTAGTGGTAAAAAAATGAGCAATAAAAAATTGTTAAAAAGAGGTTATACACAAGACGAAATAGATGATATACCTATGTTACAAACTCTTGAAATGCAAGAAGAAATGTTAGAAGCACAACAGAAAACATTTTCTCTTAGCGGTCTTAGAGGTGAAAGATGGAATCCAGCTAACACAGAATATTCTATATTACCTAAAAATCATCCTGATTTAAATACAACTAAATACACAGAACATAAACTATGGGATTATTTGCAAGTTAGAACAGACCCAGTAGGTAGAAAAGTTGCTGAGTTTGGTTATGGAAGTGATGATTTAAACAAATGGATTAAATCAGAAGAAGGAATGTTTTGGCGACAAGCACAAGCAGATAAATCTGGAGATTATAAATACATAGATGATGATGATTTTGTAGACCAATGGTTGCAATCTATTGAAGGTTTTATTAGAGAACAAACAAATGACGTAATGATTGAAGGTGTTCATTATATTAAATCAGTTGATGGTGTTACTTATCGTTGGGTATTAGATAAACATCCATACAAAGGTGATAGTAGATTAAGAGATATTATGGGTAAAGGTAAAATACCTGTTGTTAAAAATGGTGAAATAGTACCTAATAAATTTGTAAACTTTTTACCTGATATTGACAAACCTGGTGGTGGTCTTACACGTAAATGGCGTGTGTTAAATAAAAAAGAACGTGGTAAAGCAATTGATGCTGGTTATAAATTATTTGATGAAGTAGAAGGTTTAGGTCTAAATGGTGGTTGGGTAAGAGTACCTGAAGAAATAGACGAAGCTACAAGAACAAGTGTACTTGATGATGGTATTAATATGATATTTGATTTGTTAATGCGTAGACCTATTGCATATTTAAACAGGTCACCTGTATTTAAACAATATTATTGGGCATGGGTAATTGACAATGTAAACAATATGACTAGGTCTTTGCAGAAAAAATATATTAGAGATGCAGAAGTTTATAAAGTTCCTAATAGTGTTGTAAAACAATTAAAAGCTAAAGCATCATTAGGTTCTAAAGAAGATGGTTGGAAAGTATTTAGTGAAGCTGATGCTATGCCTAGAGCATATGCATTAGAAAATTTAAAAGATTTATTATACGATACAAGTATTCAACATAAAATATCTGATGTAACTAGAAACATATTCCCATTTCCTGAAATATGGTTTGAGGTATTTAAAACTTGGGGTAAATTAGTTACAGAAAATCCATATCCACTTAGAGCTGGAACTCTTGCTATTAGAGGTTTAAGAGGTACAAGTGACTACACATACAATAGACAAGGTTATTTTGCACCAGACCCATTTAACCCTGACAAAGATACATTTGTAACTCCTTGGGGTGCATGGATGGGTAACTTGTTAGTAGAAGATGAACAAGAAAATATGAGTGTACAATACAGAACAAATTTAGATAGTATTAACTTATTAGCACAGTCACAAGTTCCTGGTACAAACAGATTAATTTCTTTAGCTATTAACAGAGTTCTACCAAGCAAAGGTGTTACTGGAGAAATTAAAAACTTTTTATCTAAGTTTCCTATGCCTGATGATGTAGATGACGTAGCTACTGTGTCATCATCATGGAGAAAATTCTTAGCATTTGCACAAGGAATAGATATAGACATAGAAGGATTGTGGAGAGGTGACAAAGATTTTATTAATGTATTTGAATTTTCTGAAGAAATAGATAGAGAACCTGGTGAAGATTTAACTGAAATAGAAACTATGAGAGCTGATGCAACTATTAATTTTTATAGATTTGGTATGGTTTCTGGTGAATATAACAAAATATATAAAAGAGGTAAGTTAGATAAATATTTAAAACGTAACATTGTTAATTGGGAAAAAGGTACAGAAACTAGAGCAGACATAGAAGATGCTTTCTTAGATTATTCTAGAGATAGAGCCCAAGTACATTTCTTATTAACTTTTATTGCTGAGTTTATAGGACCAGGTAATTACAAACCTGAGTATTTTATTAAAGATAAAAATGGCGTACATTATGGATTAGCTACATTATACGAATTATTTCAAGCTGAATTAGAAAAACAAAACTATGATTACACAGCAGCTTCACAAGAATTTTTTAGTAAATATGGATTAGACCACACTTACTTGTTGTCACCTACAGATTTAAAAACTATGGGTAAAGCACCTAAAACAAAACGTACTGTTTTCTTTTGGAATGAAAATGAAGATGTTAAAGATAGATTACCTAAATCATATGCATTTATGTATCCAGATAATCCTAATGAAGAAAGAACTTGGATGGAAGTTGTTAATGGTAGATATGATTTAACACCTGATGAGTATAGAAGATACATAAACGGTACTGTAGGTTTCTTTAAATACAATAGTTTTAAAGAACAATTAGATACTTTTAATTATTTATTATCACAAGAAGGTACAGAGTTAAGTGGTTCTGATGTTGATTTATTAAACAAATTAGTACGTACTGCATTAGCAACAGATTTAACAGGTTACGATAGAGATGAGTATGGACAAATTACTAATCCTGAAGCAGAAGATGTTTGGAGAGAAATTTCAGAAAAATGGGAAAAAGAACCTTTAGCTAAAGAACTTGAAGCAGGTAAGTTTATATTAGAGTTTTTACCTATATGGAGAGAATTAGAAAAACAATCTGGTGAGTACACTACTGAAACTAAAGGACAATACAATACTACTTGGTGGCGTAAATCTGAAGACCCTTATGCAATTATGATGAGAGCTAGTATGGATAGAGAAGCTAAAGAGTTAATGTCTAAATATCCTGATGGATTTTTTGTGTACTATAACATTATATTAAGATTGTTAAATGCTGATTATGCTGCATTTAATCAGATAAAAGTAAACGAAGATGATATTATTGATAATATATTTAACAAGTAAGGATAAATAATGGACCCATTTGAGAAGTTAATTAAAGAATACGCATATTTATTTGGTATAGATGGTGCTACTTGGAATGCAAATATGCCTACATTTTTTGGTCAGTATTATTATCCAGAACAAAATCGTCAAGGTGGTGTAGCTGAATCATCTGTAAGTTATGAAAAACTACAACAACTTAAATCTTATTATGATGCAAATAACTATGATGCATTTGAAGAAGCTATAAAAAATTTAGATGCAGATTACAAAGGTAGAACAGTAACTGCTAACTCTACTACACAAATGCTTACAGCTTTTGAACAAAATTTACAAGCACAATTAGAATCAGGTGCAATAACTCAGGAACAAAAAGATATTCAATTAGATATTTTTGTTCGTGGTTTACAAAATATGGTTGTTAAAAAACCTGTAATAAAACCTGGTCAAGTAGATGCTAATGGTGTACCAATACTAGATGTAGTAGAAACAGATGAGTTTGGTAATACTGTTACTACAGCATGGAGTGGACATTTTCCTGAAGGTATGGAAGGTGTTTATGAAGAAAATATGTCTTCACAAGATATTATGCAATTTCAAGATTTATTAGAAGAAACAGGAATAGTTCCTACTGGTACATTTGATAGTACTAGGGGACGTAAAAGCGATAAGTTAAGAACAGAGTTTGCTAAATTAATGTTATACATTGACACAAACTTTTATGCTGTACCTGGTACATCAGAATATAATGTTGTAAATAGCAAAGACCCTGTATATTTTACTGATGATGCTCTACTAACTGGCAATGATTTATTTCTTAAAAAATTATTAGGACATGGTTTACAAGAATACGTAAAAGATGTAGAAAATAATTTAAAAGTTAATGAACGTTTAGCTACACAAGAACGATTAGCTCAATATATGAACAATATACCTGGCGAATTAGAACGTGAAGCTGCAGTAGAAGACTATTGGATGGTAACTTATGGCTATCAACCATCACCTAAACAACTTAGTGATTGGTCTAAATCATTAGCACAATCTTATTGGACTGAATTTGACCAAATAAATAATGCTTACAATAGGTTAAAGAACATAGATATGATTGAAACACCACAAGGTACATTTCAACCAGACCCAGAACAATTTGAAGAACTTGGTATTGATTCTGCTGCTGCAGTATTTGCACAAAAACAACAAGAAGAAATGGGTGCAGAGCTTGATTTAGCTGGTAGAGCTGCTCAAAAACGTAAAATGAATTATGACGTATTACAAATGATGCTTAATACCTAATGGATTACGAATCAATAAAAGCAGACGTATTAAAAGAACTTGAATTATTAGGTTTACCTCAATCAGAAATAGATAGAATAATATTAGATTTTGATGATATAGTTACAAAAGTATCTGATGACCCTTCTTTAATGAAAAGATTAGCTACTGATTTAATTAGTGCTGCAAAGTTTCGTGCAAATTTAAAAAGTGAAGTACCTGATACTATACCTGATGAAGTTAAATCATTACAAACAGATAGTAAATCTACAGACCCATTAGGTAAACAACTATCTGCTAAAACTGCTGTATTTAGTGAAGGTGAATATGCTGGTAGAAGTATTGAAGATGTCTGGCAAAATACTGTAAAAAATAAAAGAACACCTGGAACTGCTGGTAAATCAGGTAAACCTGATGGTTCTGGATTAATTCAACCAGGAAATATGCAAGATTCTTACAATGCTTATGATGATTTATGGAAACAATGGTTTAATCAAAATCCTGATATATATGAACAAGCTGTTGCTAAAAGAAAAGAAGGATATACATTTGTAGATACATTTGGTAAAAAAGGTAACGTTAGACAAGACGAAACTATTATGCGTATTATTGATAGTGATTGGAAACCAAATGCACAAGGCGGTTCTCTTGGTGCAGCTAAATTAAATGACCCTAATGTATTTGAAACATTTATAGAAAATGCTACATCAGATGAAAAGAAAATGATTAAAGGTTTAGATGAATCAGGTAAATTAGATGATGTAGGTGGTGTTAAAGGACTTATAACTGATTTAGTTACACAATATCCACAAACTGCAAAAGTAATTGGACGTTCACTTGGTGCATTTTTACAAGGTGCTGCAACATTAATAGACCCTATAGGTGAAGCAATAGATTTAGGATTAAAACTTGCTGGCAAAGAACCTGTAGTTGGTGGTAAAAATGCTTTAAAACGTGAAGGTTTTACTTGGGCTATGTGGCAAGCATCAGCATTTGGTTATACACAGTTACAAGATATGGGAAACATTGTCAATATGACATTAGATAAAGTAGGTTTATTACCTGATTGGTATAAAGATAAAGTAGATGTACCACAAAACATGGAAGAAATTAACGCAGAGTATTCAATTAACATGGAAAAAAATAGAAGATTAGGTAATCAAGGATACAAAGCTACATCATTATGGTGGTGGTTAGACCAAGGTATACCAGCAAGATTAACTGGATTATCACCAATAGAATGGGCTATAAGAAAATATGAATATAATCAGTTTGGTGATATTACTGATGATGAAAAGAAATTTTTAGATATTATGTATGGTTATGACACTAGAATGGAAAAGAATAAAGAGTCTATGTTTGGTTGGTGGCAAAATGAATTTGATACTAATTTTAATAAAAAATACTATAATGAAGCACATATCAATGACTTTAGAAAAATTGAAAAGATTGGACCAGAGTTTGGTATGGAAGGTGTAGAAATATATAATGATTTTAAAGAGTTAGGTTTAATAGATGAGTAAACAAGACGAACTTACGATTAATGCTCCTGACGGTGCTGTACTTATTGTTATAGGAGATGTACCTGAAGAACTAGATAGGACTGGTGCTATGGGTGGTAGTTGGACTGGTAAATGGAATGAAGGTAAAGTAAGTTATAAGATAGGTGTACCACTAGAAAATGGAACTATTATGGTTTTTAATGTATCTGATGGGTATACATTAGAAACTTTAACAGGTTTTACACAAGGAGATGCTGGTGCATACCTTAACGATTTAATTGCAAATGGTATGGCATACTCAGCTACACAAGATGCATATGACCAAGTTTATGTAAATAGTTTTAATGTAGTAGAAGTTGATGCAAGTTTTTTTGAAACAGAGCTTGGTGTATTAGATGAAGATGAAAGAGCTATTATACAATCTGGTGGAAAAGTAAATCTTGCAAATCAAATAGAAGATTTTACTTCACAAGTTAAAGCTGTTAATGCTAATAAAACATTATGGAACAATAGTTTATATCAAGATATAGTTATGGAATATTATTTTAAATTTAATGACCCTAACTTAGCTGTAAGTTTAGCTAAAAATGATGGAAGATTTGGTAATGTACTTAATCAAGTAGGTATGTCTATGGAAGAAGTTAATGCTACTGATAGATATAATTCTGACCAAATGGCATTAGATAGAGATATAAAAGCTAATGTAGCATACGTAGATGATTTACTTGAAGGTATGGAAGGTGACTTAGATGATGAAACTAAAGAATGGGTTGCACGTGAATATACTTATAAAAGATGGAATGATAGATATTTACGTAGCCAGTTACTTTTAGCTACAGACCCATACTCAGGTAATGAAGAAGATTTAGATACAGGTTTTGCTTTACAATTAGCTAAAGGTAAAGTTACACAAACTGAAGATGGTGAAACAGAAATACAAGCAATGTTAGATATGTATTTACCTAAAGCACAACACGCATCTTATTTAGATAATATGAAAATGCATGCTGGTAAATATAGAAATGACCCTGAATATGCAAAAGAATTAGAAGAAGATTTAAAAGATTTACGATTTACTTTGTATCCACAGTATGACCGTAACCTTAAATGGTCAACAATACAAACTGGTGCATTAAATACAATTAATAAAGCTTGGGGTATGCAAGTAGACCCAGGTGGTAAATATGGATATGTAGTAGATAAAATAATAGATTTAAATGACGCATTAAAAGCTCAATCATTTTTAATTGACGAAGGATTAAACCTTAATATAGAAAATGTTGTTGGTAGTTTTGCTAAAGATATGATGCAAGCTTTTGGTGGTAGTATTGCAAGAAGTCAAGATTATATAGAACCTACACAGAATAGGAGAATATAATGCCTTTTATATATCGTAGAGATTTAGATGGTCGTTATGAAGTAAGCGATTATGAATACAATACACTTTTTGTTAATGATAAAGGTGAAGAAGTTAGAGGTGGTTTAAAATCAATAGGATATACAACTGACTATGAATCACTTGGTAAAAATGAAAAAGGTGTAACAGTATCTCAACCTAAATCAGGTACTGATACAAGTGGTGCAGATTATAAATATGCAATGTCTATTGCTAATACTTTGTATTCTTTTATGCCTCCAGCTGTAGTAAAAAAATTTGCAGAAGGATATGTTAAATACGGAGGAGATAAAGATTTAGCTTTAGCTTATACACGTAATACTAAAGAATATCAAAATGAATTTGGTTATTTAATGAATGATGATGGTACTTTAAAAATGACAGAAATAGAAGCTATTGGTGTTATAAATTCATATAAAAATACTTTATCAGAAGTAGGTATTAATGATTTTGCAGATTTTGAAGATAAATTTAAAGAAATGGTTGGAAGCACTTCTGCATTAGAATTTCAACAAAGAATAGACTTTGTATACAACAATGTTATTGACAAAATACCAGAAGTAAGAGAATTGTTTGCAAATCAAATGGGTATAGAAACTGATAATGCAACTATATTTGCTTCATTAATTAATCCAGATATAGAAGATAAAGTATTAATGGGTACTATAGATACAGTTAATATTGCAGCAGAAGCTACATCTAGAGGATTTGGTTATTCATTTGCTAAATTTGATAGACTTAAAAAAGAAGGTATGAATTTAGAAACAGCTAGAAAACTATATGAAACAGCTGGTGACTTTATGGGTAAAGCTGGAATGATTGGTAGAGAATTAGATTTAGAAACATTAGAAGCTGCAGCATTAGGTGACTTAAGTTCTACAAATAAAATTAAACGTATTGAAAGTGAATTACTTTCTACATATGGAATGAGTTTAGGTGCTGCACAAAAAGATGGTAAAGTTACTGGACTTATTACATAATCTGTTATAATATTTGTTAGGCGTTGCGTGGTCCGCTACAAATAGACCTGCAATCAGCTTTCAAAGCCTACGTAGAAAGCTCGTATTAAAACCGTAGAGTAATGGACTTATAGCTTGTAGCTACCAGAGAGATAAGTCAAGTGGTAAAGGTAGCACCACGGCAAGATGCCTATGGTCTTGTCTGATAGGTTAATACATAGTGGAGGTACAAGATGGAAGAATTTGATGCACCGCAAGAACATGGTGTAAAACAAATGAGAGAAACAATTGATAGAAAAGATGATACTATCAAAAAACTAGAGGCAGAGTTAGCTTCTTATAAAGATAAAGAAATTAACAATGTGTTTGGTAAATTAGGATTGTCTACTGACAAAGGTTTCGGCAAGGCGTTAAAACAAGTGTATGATGGCCCTGTAGATTTAGAGTCTATCGCACAGTTTGCTAAGGATGAGTATGGTTTTGAACCAACAGGACAGGTAGAGGTTATACCACAATCTGAACCTGAACCGGTTGTACAAGATGATGCACGTGCTAGAGTAGCTGCACTTGATGCAAATTCTACTTCAGAGATACCTCTTGATGTTAATGAGCAATTAGCTAAAGCATTACAAGGTGCGTCTGTTAAAGATTCACTTAGAGCTAGGTTAAGTGCTATGGAACAACAAAAAAAATAAGTAAAAGAATTTAATACGACACAATACGGAGGTGTACAATGGCAGAGATTACTCTGACAGGTAACGCAATTTACTCCCAGAATATTAATAACTTTTCTGGGGAGCTATTCCGTGTAGGTGGTCAAAGAACTCCTTTCTTATCTGCAACAGGTGGATTAAACGGAGGTAAGGTTTTACAATCTACTTTCTGGCAAATCCAAGCTGCTGATTCACACACTGTAAATTCTGAACCTGACAAAGGTGTAGAAGGTAACACACCAACTGAATATCTCGGTAGAGATAGAGTTGCTTACACAGGTGTGACACAGATATTCCACAAAGGTGTAAAGATGACTTACACAGCAATGGCAACATTTCAACAACAAAATACTTTCACATTAGGAGCTGCAGCTTATAATGCTTCTGATGGAGATGGTACAACATCCGCATCTACACAACTTGGACTAGCTGGTTCTAATCCAATCGTTGATGAATTTGCAGAGCAAATGTCTTTAGCTCTTGAAAAAGTAGCTAGAGAAGTAGAATGGTTCGCATTCAATGGTACTTTTGCTGATGGAGCTAATGTAACTCCAGGAGCTGGTACTAGAG